TGCAGAGTGAGGCACTTTCCTCGTAAAGTACCCCTATTTAGGGGTGTGTTCGCCACACGCAAGATTGACACACGCAGTGTGGGTTGAGTCGCCCACATTTGCGTTAATGATGACTTGCTACCAGTATGAATAACACAAAAAGATTTAATGTAACAATCAATGAGGAAAGTTTGGAGTCACAATATCAGAACATAAGTTTTAGTGATCAGACTCCACAATGGAATTATACCGTTGACAGTATGCCCGATAACACGTTTAGGATAGCTGATACTGATGATGCGATGCTTGAGAATTTCTTCTCGCGTCCCATCAAGATTCGGTCTTACAATTGGGCGACGGGAACGAATTTGTTTGAAACATTTAATCCCTGGCAGGATTTCTTTGAAAACACCAGGGTATTGAATCGTATCACAAATTTTAACCTGTTGCGTTGTAAGCTGAAGGTTAGGATCATGCTTAACGGAAACGGTTTTCATTATGGACGTGCAATTGCGTCCTACACACCGCTGCATAATTTAGACAGCTTCACGAAAGACAGATCTTTCTTTATTGAAGATGTTGTTGCAGCGAGTCAACGGCCACACGTGTATTTGGACCCGACTACAAGTCAAGGTGGTACTCTCACCCTTCCCTTCGTTTGGTATGAGAATGCTTTACGCATTCCTAGTCAAGAATGGAGGGAAATGGGAGATATTATCATACACGGAATGCAGAATTTGAAGCACGCTAATGGTGCAACAGATTCTGTAACAGTTTCAGTATTCGCTTGGGCTGAGGAAGTATCACTTTCTATCCCTACTGCAAATGAGCCTGGTGCTCTTTCACCGCAAATGGGAGAGGTGTTTACTCCTCAAGTCAAAGATGAATATGGTTCTGGTCCAATTTCACGACCCGCAGGCGTTGTAGCTAAGGCTGCAGGAGCTCTAAGTAAGGTACCCGGTATCGGGATGTATGCTAGAGCAACTGAGCTCGCTGCATCTGCGGTATCAAGTATTGCAACAATGTTTGGCTATTCGCGTCCTGTTGAGCTTGCGGATATCGTTCCGTTTAAGCCAGTGTACTTGGGAAATATGGCTAATACCAATGTCCCTGATACAAGTAACAAGTTGACGCTTGATGCTAAACAAGAGCTCACCATTGATCCAAGGGTGATGGGTCTCGGCATGAAAGATGAGATGACAATCAAATCTATTGCGCAGAGAGAATCATTTTTGACTCAATTTTTGTGGGCTGTTGCTTACAGCACGGAAACATTGCTATGGAACACTGAAGTGAGTCCTGTGTTGTGGAATACAATATCTGGTTCTCCAGATGAATTGCATTTCCCTGCATGTTGTTTTGCTGCTCTACCGTTTCGGAGATGGAGGGGTACAATGAAATTTCGATTTCAAATCGTTGCATCTGCCTTTCACAAAGGCAGATTAAAGATTACGTACGATCCTTCATATCCAAGAACAAATGAGTACAATACAAATTACACACACATCATTGATCTAGCAAAAGAACGTGATTTCACAATCGATATTGGTTGGGGTCATGAGAAGAGTTTAATCAATCACCGTGTACCTGGAGTTAATCCACCACCTTATGGGCCATCAGCACTTGGTGCTGATCCGCTCAATTTTGGTAATGGAATTCTCTCAGTGTATGTAGTGAATGAACTTACTGTTCCCAATTCTACAGCCAACAATGATATTGAAGTCAATGTTTTTGTTTCCATGGGTGATGATTTTGAAGTCTTTGATCCGAATTCATCGGATATTCAAGACTTGGTTTGGTTTCAGCCACAGACGGGTGAGGTTTTCTCACCCCAAATGGCAGAAATGAACCAATCAGAGTCACATCCAGACGCTGATCTTACGAAGAATGAAGACGAACCGATGAAGATGGAAGCATCGGATACCATGGCAGTACCATTGAGTGATCAAGATCACACAATATGTGTATACTATGGAGATCCAGTCACATCTTTTCGGCAATGTCTTAAGAGGTATAATTGGCATTCAGCCATTACACCAGTGACTATAGGCACAAAATACCTAACGGTGAGGAATAATGATTTTCCATATTACCGTGGGTATGCACCAGGTGCTATCCATCAGACGATCATACCTGCAGCAGCAACACCATACAACTACTGCAAGATGACGCTTCTCAATTATGTCACGCCAGCATTTACATGCATTCGTGGAGGATTGAGATGGAAGTACCTGAGGACAGGCGGAATTCCCACCGAGACGTCTCTCATGCAGTTAAGACGTGTTGCGGAAGAACCAGCAGGTTATGTGCACACAGAAAACGCCGCCATTACGCAGGGATCTGGAAATAAGTTTGATCGAGTTCGACAAGCAGAGATCGAGATTCCGCATACTTGGGACGGTGCTGTTGCTACAACAACGC